AAGTAAAATTAAAAATTAAAATAAAAAAAAATGAGTAACTTAAAAAAAGTTGATTTAGCAACTACAACTAACATCACTACTACTTATGCAGGAGAATTTGCAGGAGAGTATATCGCGGCTGCACTTTTGAAAGCGTCTACTATTGACGACGGAGGTATTTCTGTAAAATCTAATATTTCTTACAAAGAAGTAATTAAAAAATTAGCAACAGGAGATTTAGTAACTGCTGCCGGGTGCGACTTTGTGCCTAACAGTTCAGTAACTTTAACTGAAAGAATTATTGAGCCAAAAGAATTACAAGTAAACTTACAGTTATGTAAGTACGACTTTGTTAACGATTGGGAAAGCCAACAAATGGGCTACGGTTTAGGTCAATCTTTACCTCCTAAATTTTCTGATTTTTTAATAGCTCACGTTGCAGCAGAAGTTGCACAAAATACTGAGTTTAACATTTGGCAAGGAGATACTGCAGGAGCAGGATATACCTCTTTTGACGGATTTGAAAAGTTGATCGCTGCTGCGGTAACTGCAGGGGACATTCCTGCGGCTCAAGCTTTAGTTTCAGCACCTTTAACGGCGGGTAACATCATTGAGAAATTATCTGACGTTGTAGCGGCTATTCCTAGCCAAGTTTACGGAAAAGAAGATTTATTTTTATACATTTCTTCTAAGGCCGCAAAACTTTACGTTCAAGCATTGGGCGGATTTGGAGCAAATGGATTAGGAGCAAATGGTGTTAACGGAATGGGGACGCAATGGTGGAACAATGGCTCACTAACTGTGAACGGAGTTAAGATTTTTGTTTCTCCGGGATTGTCTGACGACAAAATGTATGCTGCTCAAAGAGGGAACCTTTATTTCGGAACAGGATTACTAAATTCTACACAGGAAGTTAAGGTTTTGGATATGGCAGATTTGGACGCTTCAAACAATGTAAGAATGGTAATGCGTTTTACAAGTGGAGTTCAATTTGGAATTGCTGAGGACATCGTTTCTTTTGCATAATTAATTAATAACCATAAAATAAGGGTAGGTAGAAATATATCTACTTGCCCTTTTTTTTTAAAAACATAAAACAAATGTCTTGTACTTTAACAACCGGGAGAATCATACCTTGTAAGGCTGCCTTTGGCGGAATTAAAAGAGCTTATTTTGCAAACTATGGCTCTATTGACGATATTATCGTGGACCCAATAACAAAAGAGGCTACTATTGACCCAAATAGCCCTGTACCTAAATGGTATCAATTCGACGTAAAAGGAAATTCAAGTTTAGAAACTACCGTAACAAGTAGTAGAGAAAATGGAACCACTTTTTACACACAAACTTTAAATTTAACGCTTACTTATTTAGACGCTAAAACACAGGCCGAGTTACAAACTATCGCTTTAGCTAGACCTTATGTGGTGGTTGAGGATTACTACGGAAATATGTTCCTTTGTGGATTTGAGAACGGAATGGAATTAACCGGCGGAACCGTAGTTACGGGAGCAGCGGCAGGGGACCTTTCGGGATTCACTATTACTATGGAGGGAATGGAAGAGGTTGCACCTTATTTCTTAACGGGCTCTTTTAACCCACAACCCGAACAAATAGACCCGCAGAGTTAGGTCTAAAAGTTTATTTTATTTAGTTGAAATTGGCACTCTTTTTTAAGGGTGCTTTTTTTTGTTATATACATTTTACAAATTAAAGTATTTTTATCGTTATACTAACAATGATTATACTAACTACATCAGCGACCGCGCAATCACTTTCGGTTATCCCTAGAAGCTACTTATCCACCTTTGATTTATCAATAAGGGACGATAGTACGAACGTAAAAGAAACCTATAATATTACAAATGCGGTAATTTCCGGCAATTATTTAAATTTTAGTAATACCTTTAATCCTATATTAATAGAAAATCATTTTTACGATTTAATACTTACTAGCAATGGCGAGGTTATTTTTAAAGATAGAATTTTCTGTACAGACCAAAATATAGACCAATTAAATAATGACTATTACGACTTAAATGAAGATGAATATTTAAGCTATAATGGTTATGATAATACTTATAAAGTAAGATGAAACGATTAAGAAACGACAAGGGACAATTTATTAAAAACTCTAAAACTTCGGAGTTTGGTTTTGTAAATTTAAGCACCTATACAAGCCCGGAAATTAAGGAGGTATCGGGAAAGGAATATATTGAGTACGGGGCGGATAATAACTACTTTCAGTATTTAATTGATAGGTACAATGGAAGCCCTACGAATAACGCCGCAATAAACGGTATTAGCCAAGCCATTTATGGAAAGGGGCTAAACGCTACCAACTCAAGCCAAAAGCCAAACGAGTACGCTCAAATGGTTTCTCTGTTTAAAAAGGACGTCGTTAGAAAACTTTGCTATGACCTAAAATTAATGGGCCAATGTGCGGTGCAGATTATTTATTCTAAGGACAGAAAAACTATAGCACAGGTTGAGCATATTCCGGTTGAAACTTTAAGGGCGGAAAAATGCAATGAGGACGGGGACGTTCCCGCATATTACTATTTCAAAGATTGGGCCAATATAAAAAGGAATGACGAGCCATTAAGAATCCCTGCTTTCGGAATGTCAAAGGATAGCATTGAGATTTTATACATACAACCGTATAAGGCCGGGTTTTATTATTACTCTCCGGTAGACTATCAAGGAGGCCTGCAGTACGCGGAGCTAGAAGAGGAAGTTTCAAATTACCATTTGAATAATATACTAAACGGGCTAAGCCCTAGTATGCTAATTAATTTTAATAACGGCACGCCGAACCAACAGGAAAGGCAGCTAATAGAGAAAAAGATAGCGCAAAAGTTTAGCGGTAGCAGTAATGCAGGAAAATTCATTTTAGCATTTAATGACAACAAAGAAAGCCAAGCGGAAATTACTCCGGTTCAATTATCAGACGCGCATAACCAATACCAATTTTTAAGCGAGGAGTCAACCAAAAAAATAATGGTTTCTCACAGAATTGTTAGCCCTATGCTTCTAGGAATAAAGGACCAATCCGGACTCGGAAATAATGCGGACGAAATAAAGACCGCTAGCTTGCTAATGGATAACACCGTTATAAGGCCTTTTCAAGAGCTTTTGATAGATAACTTTGATAGAATACTAGCTTACAATGATATAAGCTTAAATCTATACTTTACGACCTTGCAGCCCCTAGAATTTACTGAGGTAGACAAATCAATTCAAGATAAGGAAACGATTGAAGAAGAAACGGGAGTAGAAATGCAAAAGTTTAATCTTAAAATGATTGACGGAAAGCAGGCCTATGAAACAAAAGAGGAAGCTGAAAAGGTTTCAGAAGAAATGGGCTGCGGTGGTTCACACGAACACGAGGTTGAGGGAGTTACTTATTATATGCCCTGCGTAAGCCACGAGGAGTTAAAGGCTCCCTGTTGGGACGGCTACGAGCAAAGGGGAATGAAAGACAAAAACGGTAAAAAAGTACCTAATTGCGTTAAGCTAGAAGAGGTTACTTTAGAATCCTTTGGAGAGGAAGAGGACCTATCCGAGTGGGAGCTAATTGACGAGCGAAAGGTTGACTATGAAACCGAGGAGGCTCTAGACTATCAAATAAGCCAATTAAACACAAAGGGAAAAAGTTTACTTTCAAAGCTTTGGGAATTTGTATCTACGGGAACGGCAAGACCAAACGCAAAAAGCAGCCAAGACGAAACGGTGGACGGTACACAATTTAAGGTCCGCTATCAGTACGCACCACTAAAGGCCTCGCTACAATCAGACGACAGTAGAAGCTTTTGCAAAAAAATGGTGGCCGCAAAAAAAATCTACAGAAAAGAGGATATATTAAAAATGGGTAACGTTCAAGTAAATTCTTCCTACGTTAATAAAGACGGCCGGGAGGTTGGTTGGGGACCGCGAGGAGCCTTAACATATTCGGTTTGGCTCTACAAGGGCGGAGGCGCTTGCCATCATTTTTGGATGCGTAAAACGTATATGAAAAAGGGGAAAGGAACTATTGATATTAAAAGCCCAAACGCTCCAAGTATAAGTGTAAACCAAGCGAGAAAAGCAGGATTTAAGCCGGAAAAGAACGACCCTTTAGTTTCCAAACTTCCTGTTGATATGCCAAACGAGGGATTTTTACCAACAAATAAAAGAAGATAAATGGCTACACAATTATTTATAAATAGAACGGACCTTGCAAGGAACTCCATAATGGACGGCAATATTTCTACGGACAAGTTTATTCAGTTCGTAAAGATAGCGCAGGAAATAGACGTTCAGCAAATAATGGGGACGGACCTATACAATGGCTTATCGGCCGCAATACCAAATATTGACGACCCTTCAAATGCAAGGTGGAAGACAATCCTAGACGACTATATTGTGCCTATGCTAATATGGTACTCACAGGCCAATTACTACCCATTTGCGGCGTACCAAGTAAAGCAGGGCGGAGTATTTAAACACACGTCGGAAAATGCGGTTTCTGTTGATAAAAACGAAATAGACTTTTTGGTGGAAAAAGCTAGAACAAATGCGGAGTGGTACTCTAGAAGATTTATAGACTTTATGAGTTTTAATCAATCCAATTATCCGGAATATACTAGCAATACAAACGACGATATTTATCCTAGTTATGATGCTACTTTTAATGGGTGGGTTCTATGATATATAAACCAAAAGAAAAAAATATAAAAAAATTAGAGGTTTTTTTACAGAAAATAAAAAAAAGTGTAAACAAAAAAAACAAGATCAATGGCAAAGAAAAATAATATAAGCGACCACATAACCTACAGGGAGGCAACCTACTCAAAGTATGCTAGTCAATTTGGTATTAAAAACGTTCCTAGCGAGGATATTGAGAAGAATATGAAGCTAGTGTCTAAGGAATTATTTGAGCCTTTAAGAGAATGGGTTAAAGGACCTATAAAAGTAAATAGCTTTTACCGTTCTGAAAAATTAAATACCGCTTTGGGTGGTAGTAGAAAATCAAGCCATTTGACGGGTAATGCAATAGATATTACCTCAATGGGCGGTAAGACTAATCTTGAAATGTTCCACTACATAAAGGACAATCTAGACTTCGACCAATTAATTTGGGAATTTGGAAACGAACCTAAATGGCTGCATATTTCTTATAAGTCAAAAAAGGAAAACAGAAAGCAAGTTTTAGTTATAAAGAAAAAAGGAGTTTATTACCGTTATGCCGATACCAAATAAAAAAATAGGAGAAAAGCAAAAAGACTTTATGATGCGGTGCGTTCCACAGGTAATGCAGAACCACGAAAAGTCGGAGGCTATTGCAATTTGCTACAGGTCATTTGAGGGAAATCAGATTAACTTAGAAACTTATAATGACTACCCGGAAAGCGCAAAGAATAACGCTAGGAAAGTATTAAAGTGGAGAGAGAAATACGGCAGC